GTCGGCGCAGATGGTGCCATTGAATGGCCCGCTGATGCCGAACATCGTGCCGGTTTGCTCTTCGAGAATCCAACCCTGCCCGTGCGTGGCGAGAAGATCGACGCCGTCAAGCGTCAAGAGATTGATGTCGTTAAGCACGACCGGCCATTGCGAGAAGTAGACGCGATCCTCGTCAACGGCGTTATAGAACGTTTCTTGGATGTGATCGTAACCGAAGCTACGGTTCGCCATTGAAGCGATCTGCGCCGACACGCCATCGATGATGAGATTGAGTTCATCATCCTTTGACGTATCAGCGGAATCGATACGCAGCATGATCTTGAGGTCTTCGAGCGTGATCAGGTCTTGCGTTGACCAAAGCTCGACCGGCTTAAAGATGTGCTGAATCTTCGGCTGCGTGCTGACCATGTCTCACGCGCCTTTCCGCTCTATGTGATATTGCTCGAAGAGTCCGCGCAACGAAATGCGCGAGCCTTCGCTGCCGTCACACATGATGCAGATGAGTTCGTAATTGCGCGCATCGACGCGGAAGTCGATCACCGCGTCCTTGGCGTCTTTGCCATCTTTACCATCTTTGCCCGCAAGTCCTTGCGGTCCACGGTCGCCGGGAAGTCCGGGCGTGCCTTTGTCTCCAAGTTTGCCGGTCGGCCCGACTTGCCAATTGGGTCCAGGGCATTGACCCGGCGCATCGCATTTCGCGACAAACCATGACGACTCCAGAGTGACGACATCACAAAACTCATAATTTTCGTCCTCTCGATATGTGCCACGGATGCGCAAACTTCTGCCCATCATTCCAGCGGCAGCAAGACAATTCCAATCATTCGATGCGCCCGGCTCTTTCGCGGTATCGCGGCACGCTTGCCACGTCGCACCGTGATGCGTGACGATCTCGCTTTCATAATGAATGCGCTCGGTCCAAGCGTTCACGCGCGGAAGCTCGCCCGGTGCGCCTTTTTCGCCGCGCTCGCCGGGTATCCCGGCATAGCCGCGCTCGCCCTTTTCGCCGCGCTCGCCGGGCTCGCCCTTCTCCCCGCGCTCGCCGGGCGCTCCGATAGGTCCGGCTTCCCCGGCCGGACCGGGAGGTCCGACATATCCGGCCTCGCCTTTTTCGCCACGCTCGCCCGCGACTCCTTGCTGGCCAGGAGCGCCGTCGACGCCATCAGCACCATCGCGTCCGGGCTCGCCCTGCGGACCGGCATAGCCGCGCTCGCCGCGCTCGCCTTGCCCACCTTTCTCGCCGCGCTCGCCTTGGATGCCGCGTGGCCCGAGATAGCCGCGCTCTCCGCGCTCTCCGCGCTCTCCGCGCTCGCCGCGCTCGCCCTTCTCACCGGCTATGCCCATGCGGCCAGGCGGCCCCTCCGTGCCGCGCTCGCCACGCTCGCCGCGCGGGCCGACGATGCTATCGCCGGGCATGCCTTTCTCGCCGCGCTGGCCTTGGCTACCGCGCTCGCCTTGGTTGCCGGGAGGGCCGGGCTGGCCGGGTGGGCCGGGTTGACCCTCTTGACCAACGGGACCGGACTCTCCCGGCGCGCCTTGCTCGCCCCTATCGCCCCTCACTCCCTCCGGGCCGGGATTCCCTTCAGGTCCGGGCGCTCCGGGCGGGCCGGGCGGTCCTTGTTCACCTTCGTGGCCATCAGCACCGGGCTCGCCTTTCGGCCCCGGTGCGCCATCCTTGAGCGACGCAAGGCGCTCGCGATGCTCTGCGAGCATTTGCGTGCGCATCGTGACGATCTCGGTTTCCAGTCTGGCAATGGTACTGGCCGACTGCGCCGCAAGCGCGCGTGCTTGCGCGTCACGAACTTCTAGCTCGCGCCGCCACTCACGCCGCAATTCGGAAATGACGTGACCGCCCGCATAACGCAGTGCTTCAGAGATTAGTTCTTCGGTCGATGTCGTCTGCGGCTCTGATAAATTGTCGCGCGATGTTAGCTCCTGCATCTCTTGGGCTCCCTTGCGCCGCTCGCGGAGCGGGCGGCTGTGGGGGCGCGGGCGGCGCGGGCGGTATTGTTGTTTGTGCTTGTCCCGGCCCTGCTGCCGAGACGCCGATTCCTTCCGCTGCGCTTAATGGAACGACTTGCTGTTGCAAGCGCGGCTCTTCGCCGTACTCGACTTTGTCGAGTCCTTCTTTGTTGCGCGCTTCATTCGGCGAGAAGATTCCGCCGAGCACACCATCCTTGAGCGCCGCAATGCGATCCTTGAATGCGGATCGCAACAGCGCTTCGGTCGAAAACTCGCAATATTCGTCCGGCTGTCCGGCCAAGCCAAACGTGCGGTCAAACGCGGTCTCGACATGATTCATACAAAAGCCCAAGCCGGACGCGACCCATTCCTGCATCAGAACTTCGGTCGAGCCGTGCGGCGACCCGGAAATCCCGAGCACTTGAAACGGCACGCGAAAGACCAACGCAATATCTTCGTTGGTCATCTTGAGCACTTCGGCGATCTGCGCATCGCGCGAGCGCATGGTGATCGGCACCGGCTTTAATCCGCCGGTCAAGATCGGCGTGCCGCCCTGATACATGCCGGTCGCTTGATCGTTCCAGCGGTCGCGCAACGCATCGACCTGATCTTTCTTGAGCAAGAGATCGGTCGAGAGCACGAAGCTGGGGCGCGCCTGATTGGTAAAGAACGCGAGTTGCTGATTCTTCACCGCGCCGCTCGTTGCCACATCGATCATCGCCGCTGTCAACGGCGAAAGCCCGAGAAGTGGATGATACATCATGTCATTGGAGTGCAGCCGGATGTGCAGCACGTCGCGTGCTGGAACGGCTGATCCCCAATACTCGAAGCGATTTTGAATGATCGTGTTGCCGCCGAGCGAGTAGAAGATCGAGCCATCCTCGGCGATTGTTGGCCAGCACATGCGCGCGATCATCGGATGAAGTTCGACGATCTCGTAACGATTGTTGCGCACGCAATAGGCATACGCATTGCCGAACATATACAAGTCCCGCACCATGCCGAGCAAAAAGTCCGACATCGATTGATAGTCATTCGGCTGGCGCAGGATGCGCGACAGCGCCGAAGTCGTCACCCGGTCGCGTCCGCCTTTGCCATTCGCACGCCAATGATCGCCAGGGCACATCGCCATCGTCTGCGAGTAGGCACCGACGCACGCCTCGACCATTGCCGACGTGGTCGAGAATGGCCGAACGGAATAGCCGTTCTGCCACCAATTCATCGAGCGGCCTTCCGGACCGAGCCATCCGCCGGTCACCGGCAGGATGTAAGGCGGTCCATGCGGTTGGCCCTCGCCTGCGGCTCTCACCACAAGCTCGCCGCCACCATTAAGATGCTTGATCGCGCTGGCCATCTTCTCTTTCACCAATCTGTGCGAACGCGCTCGCCCAATCGCCCGGCGCTTGCTGCCGACACTGCCGCAGGCTTGGATACCAGCATGGATTTAGCCACCGCCATGTCGGGCTGTAGGGAAGTAATCCGATAGCATCCGGATGTCCGGTGGCCCCCGCGATATGCAAGGCTGCGGTATCGATGCACACCACTCGATCCATGCATGCTGCCAGCGCAGCCACATCAGCAAAGTCGCTGAATTGAGCCGTGTGAATTCCTCTAGCATCGGCTTGCTCCCGGTCTTGCGTTTGCAGGCTGTAAAGCTCGCAATCGGTTTCCCCGAGCAATTCGACAAACTGATCGAGCGGAATTGCGCGCCGCGCATTGGGATGCTCGGCCGTTTCCTCGAATTTGGTCGACCACGCGATGCCGATCCGCCGCCGTCCACCGTTGCCTATCCGGCGCATCCATAGATCGCGGAGAATAGGATTCGGCATTAAGTAGGGCGGCGGCGGAATGGTGAACGGCGTCGCCTCGAAGATCGCTGGCAAGTCGAACATCGGGCAAACGAAGTCGATCTTGTCGTCGTCGAAATTCTCCAATTTCCCGATCTGCCGCGATAAGAATCGCAATGGCCACGGCATTTCCAGCGCCACATCTGCGATCTGCGCCGCTTGCGGCACAAAGCGCAGCATTTGAATTTGATCGCCGTACCCGGCTTCGCCGAGAATGACAACGCGCGCATCGCGCTCGCCTCGCCATAGCGGCTTGTGCTGATCGAAGTACAAGTCCTTGGCGCGCGGCGTGATCTCGGCATTGTAAAGCTGCCAATTGTAACGCCAGCCGCGAAAACCTTCCGCGTATCTGCCGAGCGCAAGAAGCGTCAGCGCGCGATCCCAATGCGCCATCGGCCGCGTATTATCAATGGCAATCGCCTGATCGAATTCGACCAGCGCACTTTCGAAGTCTTTTTCGTGGAAAAGCCGATAGCCTTGATCGAGATGCAAGCTGTGAATGTCGACGGCGTCATCAGACAGCATCCGGCTCAACCTTTCTAAATGCGAGCCACGTGCCTTCGATATGCTTGATCGGCCAGCCTTGGGCGGCAAGCCGATTGAGCGCATTGCTTACGCCGACTGCGCCGTTGAAGAGATCATGCCAAATGATCATCCCGTCATTGCGCACGAGCGTCAGCGCCTTATAGCTATCCGCTTCGACCACTTCCTCGCTGTGATCGCCATCGATAAAGCAGACATCGACGCGCTCGAAGTCACCGAGTTGCACATCGAGCGAACCGCGCGGATGGATCACCAAACGAAAGCGCGGGTCGCCACTCGCAAGATAGCCGGGATTAGGATGCATCTCACGCAGTTGGTGCGTGAGCGCTGGAGCATAATCGGATGAAACGTCGACCCCGATGTAACGTTGAATTTGTGGCACATTGTGCAAGAGCACGCGGGCGGTGCGCCCATCGCGACAGCAGAATTCCAACACCGATTCAGCAAGAGTATCGCGCAAAAGACCGGCGAGAATTTCCATCTCGCCGGGATTGAGATATTGGCGGTGAAGTCCGAGCCAGTTTATCGGACGGACAAACGGAATCTCGGACTTCTTGACGCTCGGGATCACTAGCGCGGCGTTGGTGTTCCCGGCGGCACGCGCGCAGGCGCATGCTGCGGATTCGCTGGCGCTTGGGTGCTTTGGCTTTCGCGATGCGTCCGCTCGCGGTGCTCCCGCTCGCGTTGCTGATGCGCCCGGTCGCGTTCCTCTTGGTTCATCGGCGCACCAATGACCGAACCCTCGATTGGCATATTGTTTGGGTCCGGACCGCTGCCATCCGGCTGCAACTCCGGCTGTTGCCCCAATTTGATAGCGTTGAGTTCGTCCTGCGTCGGCGTCGGCGTTCCTTTCGGAACCGCATCGGCTGAGTCGTAAAGCCCGGACGGCGTTTCGCCTTGGCGCGGCTGACGATGCTGTTGCGTGGGCATGGAAAAACACTCCTGGTTTCGGTGGATATTATGGCGTTTGCCATTTCAGAAACGCGGAACGCCAAGATGACGTTCCGCGCTGTTTCGTCAGGTCACCAAGTGACGCCAGTGACCCAAGACACCATGCCAGGACGCCGCAATGTCCAGTTCAAAGGCCACACCAATCTCAGAGCGATGGAATCCGTTTGAAACATCGACCTGACCGGCGTAGCTGGACTCGGCGTACCGCCTGTGATGTCCGCAGGCGCGGTATCTTCAAAATGTAATGTTGCCTGATCGCTGACCTCGAAGCGAGGCGCTTCCGCTCCGACCACACAGAAGTCGGCCGCATCGAGCGCGATGACCGTGCCCATAGGCACGTTACCCGACTCGATGAGCTTGAACGAGCCGATCCGACCGGCATCGACTTGCGCAGCAAACGGGAAGAGCGGTGCTGCCGCGTTTGTCGGTTGCGTCCACCGAATCGAAAGTGTTTGTTGGGGGTTCATCATCAGAACCCCATTTCGAATGTGCCCGGCTGTTGCCGTCAACAATGCTCCGGTGACGGCCTTGAGATCGCCGACCAGTGCATTGAAACCGCCACCAGCGGTAGGCGTGAGACCCGCAACACCGTTGCGCAGTCCAGCCGGACGAATGGTTGTCGCCGGATTCGTATCGACCAACACATAGTCGATGGCGATTCCGGTATCGATGGCAACGGAGTCGCGTAAGACACCTTCGATAGCTGGCAAGGAGTGCTCGTCCATCTCTCTTGTCCACGTGGTAATGACTCCTAATTTCTTAGGAGTTAACGCCTGCGTCGTGAACGCACCTTGCCTTACAGGAATCGGCTGACCTTCACCGACGAACGATCCGGCAAGCGATGGAGTCGCGGAACGAGTCGGCAGCACAATCTTCCCAGCGCGGCCGAATGTCAAGGCGAGTCCCTGATTGGCGAGCGTAGGCATGATGCTCGTGGGGACGAGTGTCTGGAGAAAATCTCCATAGACTTGCGTCACCAACTCGGCCGCCCAACCGGTGACGTTGGTCATCGCCATCGCGGTCGCCGCCTTGGTCGCATATTCGACATAGGCGCGCGTGCAGTCGTCGTTGCCGTAGAGGATTTGCCGTGCCTCATCGACCGTCCGGCGCTTGGCGTGTGCGTAGGCTTCGACCACGCCTTGCCGGATCAGGAAGTCCATGGGGCTTACTTTCTTCGGCGTGAGGCCGAAGGGGCGCGGGCCAGAGCCGATCATGCGCTCGGCGATGGCCGTATCCGCATTGCGCAGAGCGGTGCCGGAATTCGCCATCCTGCGCTCGGTACCGCCGTTGCTGTGGCTATCGCCACCGCCGTTGCCGCCGCCGTTCTCGCGACCGTTGCCGTTGGCGGCGAGGCGTGCTTCCGCCGACTTGAGCGCGCTCAGATTGCGCTCGGCAAGGCCGATCTTCGTGGTCAATTCCTCCGTCACCGTCATCGCGGCGTCGTCGGGGTTTTCGTCGTCCACGGTCGCAAGATGTTCGTTGAGTTGGTCGCGCAGATGCACGATTCCTTTTTCGGCATCTTCGATGCGCTTCGAGAGAATCATGGGTTGACCTCGGATTACAGAGTTGGTTTTGCCATGCTCGGC